TAGACCTTGCTCGCCTTGTGCGCCGTTGTAGATGTCGAATGTAGACACAGTGCCGTCCTTCTGCGTTATCGATATCGTGTTCTTGCCAGAAGAAGCCGTAGAAGAGACAGTCTGCTCTATGCTTTCGATTAGATTGAGGTCTGCTTGCTCTAGTAGTGTCTGTGCCTGCTCTGCGTATCCCTTTGCAGTATTGGCTGATGTTGAAGCAGAGGTAGCACTTGAAGAAGCAGATGAAGCTGAAGCGCTTGCATTGCTTGCATAGGTCTTGGCGTTGGTTTCGCTTGTAGATGCGTTCTTCTCAGAAGCAGAAGCAGAAGCAGCACTAGACGATGCACTAGCAGCAGAGTTCGATGCATTCGTCTCCGAAGTCTTGGCTTTGCTTGCTGACGTGCTTGCGTTGCTTGCATACGTAGATGCACTGCTAGCTGAGTTCGATGCGTTGGTGGCACTCGTAGACGCTTCTGATGCCTTAGTAGTAGATATATCGGCTTGCTCTGTTGCTATCGTAGCTGATTCAGATGCGTTAGATGCATATGTGGAAGCGTTCGCAGCAGATGTGGAGGCACTTGAAGCAGAGTTAGCAGCAGAGGTAGCTTTTTCCGTCGCAAGAGTAGCCTGAGAAGTGGCAGTAGAAGCTGAATTGCTTGCACTAGTAGCACTTGCCTCCGCTGATTCCTTGTAGCCCTGCAGTTCTGTCTTCCAGGAATCCATCGTGTTGTTGATAAGCGTTATCTCGCCTGACAATGCGCTCTCTGCTGTTTGTGCTCTATTAGTCTCATCGGACACCAGCTTTACAATGTCTGATGCATCGAAGGAAAGCCCGTCTGCAGATAGCTTCAATCGTGCCTCTTTTGAAGTTAGCTTGATCGTGAAAACACCGTTTGAGAGTGCCAAGCCATTGCCTGCTGAGTAGGTATCTATGAGAGATGCCAGGTTGACGTCTACAGTGCTCTCTGATGCTCCGTCTGTGATGAACACGAACGACAGCACCTTTGTTCTCTCATTGAATGATACCGACTTGAGGAACTTGTCTGGGGGGACGCTGAAAGTAGCTACTGAATCGCCTGAGATGTTGAAGTGATAGAGACGAGAGTCCGTGCTGTCCTGAGTGAAAGTGATGCTTGCTCTCAAGGCTTCGACTGTCTGAGCCTGAGAGAGGTCGGGAACCTGAGACAGCTTCCCGTGTCCTGCATCTTTTGGGAATCCTGCCTCGTCAAGCCCTTGGTGCCCGTATATAGTCGAGTCCTTGGTGAATGTTATTGGCTTCTTGTACTCTATTGCCATATCTCTATTATAATCCCTCCGTGGTATAGTTGCAAAACGCCCTGGAACACCTATTACTGGAAAGTTCCAAGGAATGAAGACTCGATATGCTGTATCGAATCGTCAAGGATAATCTGTGCTGGGAAGTTCCAATAGAACGTAGCTCCGATTGGCTCCTCGCTGTCCTTGTCTATCGTTATGAAAGGAAGTGCCTTGACTCCTCCTGCCATCTCTATAAGCGCTGTTGCTCTTTGGCTGTAGCCGAAGTTTCCAAGGTTCGCTGTTATGCTAGTCCCGTCCGACAGAGATGAGATTGCATATCCTGCAATGCATATCTGATACTGCGTACCAGTATCCCTTACGTCTATGACGGATGCGTTGATGATAGGGAATGCCGACTCGTAGGCTATGTTGCCGTCCTCGCTTGCGACTAATAGAGCTTCGTTCTTTTCTACGTAGTCTATCGGTCTTAGACCCCATCCACTTGCGTTGTAGCCAGCGTTTACGTTCTGTCCCAAGAGCGATGCGTCGTTGTCTACTAGGTTATGCAAGCCGATAGGGTAGGACGTGCCCTTGAGAATCCAATCGACAGACGTGTTGTCATGCTGTTCCTGGCAGTATGCCCTATACTCCTTTACCTTGCGATTCCTTAGTGTCTTGTAGCAGTGAGTGAAGGACTGGTGCTTGAGGTAGATTATGCCTGACTCTGCATAGCTTGCACGTCCGTCCTCTCTTGCTATCATAGGCACTGCGTTAGGATATCTGTAGTAGGAGGCATCTCCTGAATTCCTTATGAGGAATGGACTGAATTGCTCTGCCTCAAGAGTCTCGATATCAAGGTAAAAGAAGTTCGTAATTGCTCCATAGTTCTGATATCCAACCGTCCCAAGTCGCAGGAAGAGCAAAGCCTTTCCGACTGACCTATCGTATGCAATTGCGTCCACTGTATGGGATGGAAGATAGAGGTCGTAGTAGTCCTTTGCTGATACGTAGAAGACAGGCAGGAAATTGTGCTGGGAGTAAATTGGCCATCCAATCTTAGGAACGAAGTCTGCAAGTATCCTAGTGAGGTTGTCTATCTCGAGTGTCGTGAGATTTACTCTATATAGATTGTGCCCGAGGATTGAAACTAGTGCATAATTGCCTTGAACGTATATGTTCGTGTAGGCAATATTCATCGATATCTTCTCACTGTTACCACCACCAACCTTTACGTTCACGATCATCTCTGAGCTGTCTACGCTTGAGTCGTCCTTGTAAGCTACTCTTCCTCGTCCAAGCTCCGTCCAGTTGCCAGTAGATGCGACTCCGTAGAACAGATTGACGTACCTTTGGCTGTCGCTTGAGTCAGTGAAGCTAGCAACCATAAGCATATCGCCATTTGCAGTGAGTACAGCATCAAGAGGGAAGAAGTTGTCATCAGAGAGCAAGCCAGCAACAGACACAGCGTTGCTTACTGTGTAGTTCAGGTAGTCTGTCGTGCTTGCGATTGCAATGTGAGTAAGGTCTCCGTCCGTGTACTTCATTACGCTGAAATACACTGAGCCGTCTCCCTTGTCGTGGCAGTAGAACAAAGGAAGGATGAACCTTGAGAAGATTACCTTCTCATTGCTTGCAAGCCCTGAGATTGAGATAGCTCCATCGTCAACTACAGTGCCAGCAGACTCGGAGTAGCTGAACCTATGTATGTTTCCAGAAGCATCTGAGCCTATAAGCATATTCCCGTCCTGAGAAACATACATGTAGTTGTAGCACTCTACTCGGTTGTTGGAGGTTTCCACTGGATCATTTCCGACTCCTATGCTGCAGAGCACGAAGTCCAGTGCATCAATCTTGGTCATGCTTATATGGCAGTCAGAAAGCCCGTTGGCAATGGACAATTCCGTGTTGAGTGCCGTCTCAAGGTCTGCCTTCTTCAGGAGGTAATAGCCTTGATGGTCAAAGCCAACTCCACTTGAATTGACCTTCATCTTCTCGACAATCCACTTGTCGATGTCCAACGCTACGATTGAGCCGTAGTAAATAGTGCTGTCGTCATAAGCCTGGATAACCTTCGTAGCCTTTCTGTTGATTGTCAGCTCTACAATCTTCCCTATGCAATATGGAATAGCCGTGTCGCTCTTCGATTCGTCATAGTCAAGGCAAGTAAAGGAGGCATGTGCTGGCATCCTTCCGAATATCTGTCCTCCCTCGTATACTACTGCAGGAGGAGTATATTCACGTGTATACTGCACGAATCTTCCGTTATGCACTCCTGCACGTCTCATTACCTGATAGGCTTCCTTGTTGGTCATTGTCTTGTCTATCTTGAAGCGTGTAGGAGGCACGAACGAGAAGCCATTGGAGAATGCTCCTCGCCAAACACCAGTGTTGAAGTCTACGTCTCCGTCTGCCTCGATCCTGAATCCGTCTGCTCCTCCTGACTCTGCATACGTACTGCTTTGTATGGCTCCATTGTCAGTAAGCGTAATCTCCTGAGCCGACAAGCTCTTTATGAATGCAGACTGTGCTGAGAGTGCCTGGAAGAAGCCGTAGTAGCTTGAAGTGCTTAGAAGCGAGCCTCCGAAGTTGTTTACATCGTCCATCGTGGCAGAGGCTATTGCAGACCACTGCTTATCGTCTGATGTAACAAGAACCCATGTGCCATTCCTCATTATGTATGGAAGTGGATTGCCTGCCTCAGATATGTTGAGGTAGTAATCTCCATCGTTCACCTCGCTTCCGTCAGGCTTATAGCTAGGAGCCTCAGTGTAGTATCCAAGGTATTCTCCAGCCTTACCGTCCTCGCCCTTTATGCCTGTCATCCTTGTGTATGACCACTCGTCATGCTCAGATGTTCGCGATCGTCTCCATACATATTCGTTCGAACCGCAGTCAGGTATATCGCTTGACCAAGGAACAACCCAAGCCATGAAGTCTCCGTTGTACTCCATTCCTGTATCGCTGTAGACAAACTCATATGACTCGTCAGGATAAATCTTGAATGACTTGGTCTTGGAGTATTCTACTGTCTCAGCCTTTCCGTCGTAGGTTTTTGTTATTACTGCAGACGATGATTGGTCAAGATAAGACACTGTTGCTGTTATGTACCTACCCGTAATCATGTCAGGAGTCAATGTGTACTTTCCTTCTGCATTCCAAGCGCATAGCGTGCCACCGATAAGCAACGTTACCTTGCTCTTGTCAGACAAGCCAGTCGTGTTGTTGGTTATGTCGATGCTAGAAGGCGAGATGTTGCCTGCTGAGTCGTAGCTGAATTGCGCAGCAGAGAGTCCCATGGAAAGAACGAGTGCACGCTTGATCTTAGGAACATAAACGGAGGTGGACATGGATATCGACTTCTGTGCATACGCTGTTATATTGAGTCCTGCAAGCGAATCGCTATCGAAGAGGCTTATAGGTATCGTGCCTACACCATCAGTCAGTGCTATGCCAGTGCTTCCTGCAGTGAGCATAGGAGCGTAGTACAGTCCCTTGTAGGTGACTGTTGCTGTTATGTTGCCGGTTATCGCTACGTTGTCTGCATAGTACTCCACTGCTCCCTCTGAGAGCGACAGCTTAAGCTCGGGAGTGTCCTTTATCTTGTTGATTACAATGTACTGAGATTCCAAGTCGTTCTCTATGCGACAGAGAAGGCTATTGACGCTTCCGATGTCGGTTGATAGCACCGTATACGTTCCAGTATTACCTACGATGCTATAGCTCTTCTCTGCATCGTTTATGTAGAGCTTTGGCATCGTGCTGTAGCCCGACTGTGCAATTGAGAGAGTTATATAGTCCGTGCTGTTATGAGGCTCGTTGTCTGCGTAGTATGCGAACGAATCGCCGGTTGCTGTTATAGACATCGAGCCTGAGTCGACTGTCTTGTAGAGAGTGATGGTTTGGACGTCCGAGCCGAGGATTACCTTGGCTGTTATCGAGTCCTTGCTGTTAAACCTTGAATAAGGAATCTCGTATGTGAAGCCGGTGCTTGTTCCTTCCTTCTCGAGTCCTCCGTCTAGATAGAGCTTTGGATAGCCCTTGTATCCATCGCTAGCAACAGCAAGGGTAATCTTGTCCGTTGTATCGTGTGGAACGTTGTCAGCATAGAAGCCAATAGAGGTCTTATCGGCTGTAAGGGTAAGCAAGCCGGTCTTGAGGTTCTTCCTTATCGTGTAGGACTGCCTCATCCTAGAAGTGGAAGCAACAACGTTTATGCTTGTCTTGCTGTTGAGATAGGCAGAAGGCTTGAAACTGTAGACGATAGATGAGGATTCGCTTGCTACAGTCATGTTGTCAATCTTGAGCGTGATGGACAAGTCGGACTGAGCCGTTACCGTAATCTCTGAATCGTCTACGATTACGTTGTCTGCATAGTAGTCGACCACCTGATTGCTGACTTCCAAGGAGAGGAATGTACCGTCTGCTCCGTTTGCTCCGTCCGTTCCCTTCTTTCCCGAGGGATAAGGCTCGGAGATATAGACGGAGTTGTCCGTGTACTGAACGACTCTGCGAACCCAAACCGTCTTGCCTTCGACCACCGTGAGAGTATCCGACCATTCGCCTCCGATAAGTTCTGTATCGGAGTCGGAGTTGTAGTATTCATTCTTGTCTGTCTGTATGCCTTTCTTCTTCGCTGTGGAGTAGGTTGTGGAGGTCTTCTTGTACTCGTATGCATTGTAGTCGGAGATTGCGACAGCTGTTACCTTGACAGCCCTTATGTCTCCGTCAAGCGAGTAGTCCTGCATGCCTACGATTACGTGTGCCTGTCCTACTGGGGAATCCTTATGCACTACATTGACTATCTCTCCTAGGTAGCTTTCTCCATCGTACTCGTACCAGCTTGTGGTTGTCTTCGAGATTGTCTTGAATTTATAGTAGAAGGATGCAAAAGCCTCTGCCTCTGCCTCCGTGAAGATGTAGCTTGTCTCGTACTCTTCCGTGTTGCTTGCAGACGCAGGAAGGCTCAGCTTGTTGAGCTTCGACTTGTATGTTGCATCGCCGACAACGGTGAAGGCGTTGAGGTATACGGAATCGGTCGGGGAAGGGTTATGCAGCAATGCCCAGCACTTGCGAGGGTAGAAGGTAGGATTGTCCACCATGTCGATTCCTGCAAGGACGGGGTAATCGAGATTGCCGGTCGCTGAAATCCTGATCTCGGCATTTCGTACATACATCAAGTCAAGGTCGGAGTTTTGTACCCTAGAAGTGCCTTCGTTGTAAGGCTTGTCAAGGAGGTCTTTCTCGTATTCCTGATAGGTGGCTTGCACGTCTGCATCCTCTGGCCAGTAGTCAAGAGGGGCTATCTCATCTCCTACGTACTTTCCCATGTCATCGTCATACTCAATCGAGATATCGGAGGTATAGACGGACTGCGCGGTCTTGACTTCGACTGTAGGATAGACAACCGTGATGCCATCGTAATCATAGATGCCGTTCTTGGTCTGTATCTTCTTCTTCCCGAGATAGCTTACTGTCCTTGGGGTAGAAGTGGACTCGGTCTGCACTGGCATAATGTAGTACTTCTGGTCCTTTGGATTGCGATAGAGGACGTATCCTGGCATCTCGAATAGCAGAGTGTCTATAACGTCCCTGAACGTTGTCTCATCGTCCTCCGTGACTACGAAGTATGGCATGTATCTATCGTCAGGAAGATAGGAGACAACCTCTCCTTCGTAGCCAGCGATTGCCAATAGGTTCCTTACGAGTGCGTTTACAGTTATGCCGTTTGGAGCATATGATGCATCTCTCTTATCGTAGACGAGGTTTGCCTTTATATCGTTATCGAGAAGCGTAATCTTGTCCGAACATGACAGCTCGATGCTTTCAGGTATCATCGAGGAGGTTATTGAAATATCTGAATCATCTACGTATCCGTCAAACAAGACTACGCTTCCACTTGAGATCTCGCCCATTGCGTAGCTTCTGTATATCCTGCACTCTATCTTCTCGAAGTCGGAACGAGCGGAGAGAATGTAGTCCAAAAGCTCCCTGTAGGAGAGTTCCTCCGTCTGTCTGTTGCCGATGTAGCGAATCTTGAAAGATGCAGTGTTCGTTACGGACTTGAATTCCTTGGAGCAAAGGTCGTTGTTTATCTTCGTGTCCTTGCTATTCACATAGCCGGTTATGTTGTACCAATGCTCCGTCCCCTCACGTCTGATTTGATATATGTAGTAGCTCGCCATCAAGCATTATCCTCCATTTTGCCTTCTGTCTCTTCGTCATGCAGAATATGCGTTGTATCCGCTTCTCTGCTTGGTCTCGATAGCCTTGATTACTTCCTCCGCTATCTGCTTGGCGTTACGGCCATCGCCGTTTATCGTGATTGTGTACTTCGTATCATAGATTGCCGTCTGCCCGTACTTCGGCTGGCTGTAGCTCAAACCTGCAAATGACTTGGTAAGGTCAAACTTCTGGCCGGTTATCGAAGCAAGCTGTCCACGGTAAGTTGCCTCGTCAATCAGGTTCTTATTGTAGAGTTCCTGCAGATAATCGAGTCTCTCATCGTCTTCGTCCGTGTTCTCTGCGATGTCCATCGTCATCCTGTCGATATCGTGCAAGGTGTCATTCATCTCGTCCCAAGTGTTCCTTGCATTGCCGAAGACGTCCGTTGTCATCCAGTCATGAGCCTGAGTAGTATCAGCTTCCTGCAATCCTCCGAACGGCCTCCATCCAAAGAGATTGATGCCCTTGAGGAAGCGAATGAACCAGTTGTAGATGCTCATGAATGCGTACTGCACCGTTCCGACAATCTTCTTTCCGATATCACGTACGATGCCTATGGCTATTTGGATTATGCCCAATACGAAGATGATTATCTTCGCTACTTCCTTCAATATTGGGAAGATTGGCTCCAAGGCCGTGGTTATCAAGGTCTGCACGATCTTGACAATGGCAGCAAGTACCGGCATGAAAGGCTTGAGGAATTTGTTGAGAGGCTCGATGATTGCCTCCGTGAGGAAGTTTCCGAGTTCCTTTACAATCTCAAGCTGGCTTATCAGCTTGATAATCAATCCAATCAAGCCACCGAAAGAGAAGTTCTTGAAGAGCGAGATAACCGTTCCAAGAGTTCCAAGGGAAGAAAGGGATTCGTTGAGAAGCTGTGCCTGAGTCGCAGCATTGGTCTCTGCATCGACCATGTCGTAGTATTGGTTAATCAATCCTTCCATGGACGATAGCTCTTCATCCCTATAGGTATTCATTGCCTCGTAGAGAGCAAGCTGTCTGTTATCCATTCCAAAGGTCGCTATCTTCTTCTCGTAGCCTCCCTTGTCGTCTTCGTACTTCTTCGCTTCTGCTTCTGCTTCCAGCTTCTCGTAGTACTCGTTGGATGCCTCTATCGCTTCCTCGTATGCATCCAATAGGTTCTTGTAAGCCTCGGACTCTGCGTCCATCCCTGCAGCTATCTCGAAGAATTGCCTTGAGAGGTTGTCCACGGACTTCTCAGCCTCCGACATGTCCATCTGCTCCACCTGCTTGGTGAAGCTGGATATCTGTTCCTGGAATCCCTTGAGTGCCTCGAGTTGCTTGGCTTCCTTCTCGTGGGCCTCTATCTTGTCGTAGTATTCGTTGACAAGGTCCTCGAGGATTGACTTCTCTGCCTCCCTATAGGTGTTGGCGAGCTTGTAGAGTGCAAGCTGTCTCTCATCGAAGCCTATCGTTGCAATGCTTGTCTCAAGGCTTGCCTTCTCGTCTCCGAATGACTTCTGATAGGCTTCTTCCTCGTCCTGCCTCTTCTTGAGCTCTGTCTCTGCCTCCAATGCATCGTAGTATTTCTTGGAAGCCTCGACAGCGTCCTCGTAGGCCTTCTTGAGGTCCTTGTATTCCTGAGAGTCCGTGGAGAGTTCTGCAGAAAGCTCTGCAAACTGCCTTCTGAGGTCGTCTGCCGACTTCTCTGCATCGGACATCTTCATCTGGTCGAGCTGTACCCCGAAGTCTGCTATCTGAGACTGGAAGGTACTGAGTCTCTCCAGCTGTTTCTGCTGTGCCTCTTCTGCCTCTATCGTGTCGTAGTACTTGTCGACCAATCCAACGAGGATATCGGCTTCCTCCTGCCTGTACTTGGCGAGGATCTGGTCTTTCTCCGTCTCTCTCTCGCTCTTGCCGTAGGAGTCTATTCTCGATTGATACTCGGTCTGCTCGCCCTTGAATGATGACTGATAGCTCTCTTCCTCCAAGGTCTTGTAGTACTCTTCGATTGCTGTCTGCCCCTCGTTGAAGGACTTCTTGAGGGTAGTCATTGCCCTTGCGTACTCTATTACGGAGATTCCACCTTCTGCATAGGAGTCCTTGATAGCCTTCTGCAAGGTCTCGAATTGTGTCGTGAAGTCGGAGAGAGCGATATCCATGTCGCTCATGCCGATTTGCTTTGTCTTTGTGGAGTAGTCGCCTGCTGTGTTGGCATAGGAAGTGACGGAAGCAAGGTTGCTTGCACCTTTGGACTGTGCTTCCTGCTTCTTCTTCTCTGCCTCGGTTATCTGCTCCTGCTCTTTCCTGATGCTCTTGTATATGTCTAGAATCTGAGAGAGGTTCTTGAGTTCGTCCCTGCTTTGCTCTCCATCCTTAAGGGATTCGTTGTAGAGAGCCTCGTAAAGAGACTTGAGAGCATCTGCCTTCTTGTCGAGCATCGTAGACTGAGTCTCGTCTCCGAATGCTAGTCCTATTACGTCTGCAAACTCCTTTACGTCTGCCTGCTTGATGCTGTCGATGGCTTGCTTTATCGCCTCGTTTGTAGCGTTTGCGACTTCGGCGGTGTAGCCTTCAAGCCCTGCATCCGTGGCATTGTTTGCCGGAACATTGGCATCGCTTATGCTTCCATTGACGGTTACTCCCGTCACGGAGTTGAGGCTATCGAGGAGATTGTAGTAGCTGTTTGCAAGGTCGACTGCTGTCTTTAGCCTCTGCTCGCTATCCGAGAGTGCCTGCTCTGCGTCCTTGTTGGCCTTCTCGAATACCTCTGCAGCAGACTTCATCCAGTCAGGAGCATCAAGGCCGTAGAGTTCCTTGTATGCATTGAGCACGTCCTGTGCAGACGCGTCAAACTTATCCATCAGCTGTCCAATTGCACGCTCTGCACCTGCCAGCATCTCGGTCTCAAGACCAGTGCCTTGGAAATATTCTATGTTGGACTCCCAAGTCATTGAGCTGTCGCCTAGCTCGTTCTTGAATGACTTGTAGTCCTTTTTGTTGTTGGCGATATCGTAAACACCCTCGATTGGCTTGCCTTCTGCGAACATGGACTGTGCACGATTGGCCTTGTTGATTTGGTCAACGATTCCAATCCATGCCTCCTTGATAGGATTGAGCGTGTCGTTGATGCTCTTTCCCATCGATGCCATGAGTTCCTTGTTCGCTTCCTTGAGCCTTCTTGAGATGTTCTCCGTAGACTTGAGGGTCTTTATCATATCGCCTTGGGCATTGACGCTCTTCTCCTGAACGATGTTGAGCGTTTCCTGAACCTTTGCGTACTGCAATGCAGTGCCGGTCAGCTTGTCCAGTCCCTTCTGTTGCAAGCGTGTCTTGATCTCGGCCTGAGTGACGATGATTCCCCACTTGCGGAAGTTCTCGAAGTTACCGGCAAGACCTGATGCCATCGTCTGCAATACCTCAGTTGTATCGCCAGCGATGTTCTTGAATGACATGATGTCCAAGCCGGTCTTCACAGCTGTCTCGGCAAACTTCAATGCCTCCGACTGGGATTGCCCGTAACCCATTGCAAGGTCTCCGAAGAGACCCAAGGACTGCTGTATCGTAGCCGATGCCATGCCCAAGGAGGATGCCAACGTGTTGGCTGTCTTGCTAGCCGTAGACTGAATCTGCGAGAAGGTTGTATTGAAGAGGTTAGCTGTCTCTTCTGCCTTGGATGCCTCCGAAGCCATCTCCTTGAGGCCGTTTGTCAGGAGGTTGATGCTCTTCCTGATGAGATAAACGACAGCCTGTGCAGAAACGAATGACTTGACGAGATTCTTCATCCTCTCCGAGAGCGATGTATGCGATGCATCATCCATCCTCTTCTTGAGAACCTGCATCTGCTGTCCCAGCTTCTTGGATTCCTCCGTGACCTTGCCTTCTGCCTTGAGGATGCTCTCGAGTTCCTTCTCCATCTTCTTGTACTCGACTCCCATCAAGCCTGCCTTGTCATTGAGGGCAGTCATCTTGTTGATCTTGAGAGTCTCTTCCTCGAGTTCCTTGGCGAGCTTGACCATCTCCTTGGCTTGGTTGAGAGCCTTCGTTCCGTCTCCCTTGTCAAGGCTCGACTGCAAGGATTGAGTCTCCTTCGGATAAGCCTGAGCCAGCTTCTCGTAGGTGTCCTTCTCAATCTTTGCAAGTTCGACTTTTGCCTTCTTGAGGTCCTTGGACTTATTCTCTTTGTCGATGATCTCGTCAAGATGAGTCTCGAGGGTAGTCATGGCATCGGAGATAGGGCCAAACACCTCGGCCTTCTCTGCGTATGCATAGAGGTCTCGCAACTCGGAAGTTAATAGCTTGATTACCTTCTTCGTCGCTTCGGTTTCCGAGTTTGTCTTCTTGATTGCACTGATGTTGTTCAGGAGGACCTTGGTGTAATTGGACTGTGCTTCCTGCAAGTCCTTGAGGTCAGCCTTGCCGGAACCGAAGTTGAAATCGACTTTCTCCAGTTCTGTCCTTAGCTTCCCCAGCTTACCGTATACACGGTCGGTCGATTGTATGAATTTCTCTAGAGCTTGTTCTGCCTGGGAGGCATCGCCTCTGATTACAACTTTGGTCTCTGCAGCCATTCTTGAGTCCTATCTTAGTGCTTGGAGCTTTTCTCTATCTCGAACCTATCGTAGAGATTCGCCTCGCTCTCAAGGAGCCTTAGAATATCCACAACGGTTCCTCTCTCTTCAACCCATCCCTTGCCGTGTGGCAAGCCGAAAATCTTGAAGTTGTTGTAGAGGTTGATGGCCATGTAGAGAAAAGGAGTCTTAAGCTCTTGCACCTGATCGTATGTCAATGCCCCTATCTCCGTGCCATCATCCTCGCTATATCCACGAATCGGATACGTCATGCCTATAAGGCCGTCAGCTGTCTCCGAGTATTCCAACTCGAAGAGCTTCGCTCTCAGGCATTGGTATCCGAGCCTGAGTTTTTTTCTTCGTCCTTGGTCAATCCGTCTGATGTCAGAAGATGCGCTGCAGTCGCCCTTAAGATTGCCTCCAATACTGGAACAGCTGGCAATGCAAGCAGTTTCTCCGCTGTGTCGATTGCCTCGACTCCGTATCCTGCATCGATTGTGAATCCGTTGATTCTCTTGACCTTCTTCTTGAATACTCCACAGAAGTCGAAGGATGCCTCGCCATTCTCGTTCAGCTTCGCAAACTTGTCCTTCTCGCCGGTCTTGAAGTAGTCGCAGATGATCTCGACTGACTCATCGTCCTTAAAGGGATAAAACGAGTGCTCTAGATCTACGTTTACCTTTTCCTTGTCTACCCTGACCTTGATTCCATTGAGTTTCAGATTCATGTTTTTCCTCCCCGATTAATATGAATATGAGTGTCCTAAATTACGATTAGTAAGTTTAAGGTGACTCAGGAAGAGGGGATTGCTCCCTCTCCCTGACAGATTGAAGTGCTTACGCTACAGGCCTTACGATGGAAGGCATCAAGCCTTCTGCGTTTACTACCTGATAGATGCCACCGATGTAGCCGTTCTCGTCCGAGAAGTTTCCAGTGTAGTCAACGTTGAAAGTCTGCGATGAGTTGTAGCTACCATCCTTAGAGAGGTTGCTGAAGAGTGCCGGGATTACTTCCATCTCGAGCATGTCGCCAACCTTTGCATTCCTTCCGTTCCAGATGATGAGAAGGATGTCCTTGTTGGTTGTGTCAGCTTCCATCTTGGTAACAGCTCCCTCTGCGTCAATCTCTACGATGTCGCTGAAGCGTGACTTGAGGAGGTTGACTCCTGACTCTACCTTCAGGGACTCTGTTACGTAGCTTCCTGAGATTGAGCCGGAGGATGATACTGTGCCGTCAGTAACGTTGTTTGTTGCTCCATCGTAGTCGATGGTAACGTCTGTAACGTTCTTCGACATCGAAACGCTCTTGCTTGTTGCCTGACCGAGGAAGAGAGCCTTGCACTTTACAAACTTGTCTCCCGATGTGAGCGTTGTCGATTTGTTGGCAATGAAGAATGAGTTGACCTTGAGGTCCTTGAATGCTCCACTGGAAGCCTTTGCAAGGATGAAGCCCATGTCTCCAACAGAGAGAGCTCCGGTTCCCTCTATAGGGGATGACTCAGGTTCGAGTATGAAGGCAAGCGACATTCTTCCGTCACGTGCCTGTGAAAAATTACTAGCCATAAATGTAGTCTCCATATATATCGCCATCCGTATTGGTAGCGATTCTGCTGGTTATGAGCACGAATGCACCGTTTGCCATCTCGCCAGTATCCATCAATGACAGATAGGCATCCGATATGACATCGTACTCGCCGAAACGATATAGGTGGATGAAGGCAATGATCGCCGAAAAGTACTGGATTGCAAGGTTGGAGCTTTCCCTTGATGCATCCTCATTCAAGTAGAAGGTAACCGTCACCGAGGTCTCTGCGCTTGTCTCCGTCTCCTTGTAGGTAGTGACATTCGCAGTCGGGTAGACAGCTAGGCTTCTCTCCATGAGACGCACCTCAGAGAGAGTGTCCACGAAAGCCGTTATAGGCTGTAGGTCAAGGCTCTCAAGGAAAGCATTGAAGTTATCCCTGAAAACCTCCCTCGCATTCTCTACGTACTTCTCAAACGTCATCGTCTATACTCCTTGTCCAATTCATCCAGCAATTCCTGGTACTTCCTTTCTCCTGCCTCCAGTGCCCTTGGTATCGCACGCTCTACGTTCTGCTTGAAGTCCGAGAGGTTGAATTTCGCCTTCCTCTTGACTCCTTGCCTAATGCTCATCCACTTGCTGTCGTTCTGAGTATTCATGAACCATGGAGAGTTCTTCTTGTACGCCTTCGTATCCTGGGCAAACAAGTTGAAAACCTGCGATGAGACGGAAGCCTTCGCAAAGCGTCCGTTGCCACCTCTCTTGATGTTTGCCTTGGTCTCGTACGAGAAGTTGATGAGCCTTGTGATGTGCCCTGCCCTAGCAGGAACATAGCCTCCTAGCTTCTGATTCCAGACGGAACCTCCGTAACTGGCCGTGTTCCATTTCTTGTTGCTGTAGTCGAAGGTCCTCTTGTAGCTCTCGCCACCGAGATGCACTTTCCGTGCCTCTTCCTCTGACTCAAGCCTTCTGCCCTTTGCAGCGACTTCTGCGACGATCATGTCCAATGCCTGTCCCGTCAGGTCCTTGGTTTCCCTGAGCCTCTTTATGAACCTTGCAAAGGAATCATCGTCTAGAAGGTAGATAGCGTTTGACTGCTTCTTATCTGCCATTGCCTGCTACCTCCTTGAGCCTGAGCGTCAGCATTCCCCCTAGCTTGCCCTTCACGTCATGGACCTTGAATACACCCCTGTCGGGTAGCGATATCGTCGCACCCTTGAGAGAGTTCCAAGGACTCGAGACGGATGATGGGACAGACAATGAGGAAAGCTGGAAGAAGTCCCTCGACTCGAACACCTCGCCGGAGTATGGAGTCTTGGAGCTTGTGTCGTAGGTGCCTGAGTAGAAGATGCCCTTGCATGGGAAGGAAGCACCACTTGCTGGTGCAATGACAGCACTCTCAGAGAAGGCACCGTCTTCCATTATCTCACGCCATACATCGTCGAAATCAGGCATCATACGCATCAGCTCCTAGATGCAGGAATGCCAGTCAGGACAGCATAACTGTCGATTGCTGTAACGATTGGAAGTGGAGATGTCTGCCTCTGCACGTGGAGGTTCATATTGTCGCCACTGCCCATTGTGTAGAGTGTTGTCCTCTCCATTGCGAGCATTGGTGCACCGAATCCCTGAGCTGTTGCAGCCATTACCACGCCATAGCCGAATGAACCGACTGTTGGCTGTGTGAGCACGATAGCCTTGCCCTGTGGAATGTAGGAGGATACTGCGCCGTTTGCGTTGTACTCGCCGGCATAGCCGTAGATCTCGCAAACTCCACCGCAGATGAGCCTTCCCATGTACATTGCCCCATTGGCTGTGAAGTCCTGGAATGTGATGGAAGCAAGCTCGAACTTGTCGCTGTCCTTGTATCCAAGCTCTCCAAGAGCGAGCACGAGGTTCATTGCATCATCGAAGTTCATGATGATTGCCTTGACGCCACTAGCACCCTTGTTGACCTTCCTGATTGCCTTCAATGCACCAAGGATTGTCTCGACCGGCTTTGTGTAGAGAGTCGCACCTGAGACATTGAGAAGAGAGGAAGAGATTGGCATAGCCTGCTCGCCTCCGTCCTTGACTGTGACCTTTCCTGTGAGGAGCATGTCAGCAGCCATCTTCTCCTTGCTCATATTGTGCATGTCTGCGATTCTGTCCCTTACGTCAGCGGCAACTGTGATGATGCGTGCCTCTGGTGTAAGTGACTGCTCGAGTCCCTCTGCAAAGACCCTTCTATTGCCTGAGTGCCAATCAACAACGTTCTCGTCGTTGAAGACTGCTGGCTTGAGGAACTTCGTGTCGAATCCAGTATCGAAGTTGACTCTGTTTGGATCTGCCCCGAAGATTGCCTCGTCAGCAAGCATTGCGCTCTTGCGTCTGAAATTGTATGAGATTACTCCGTCTACTGGATTGCCCATTATGGGAGCACCACCGAAGAGGCTTGATGAAAGGAAAGTATCTACTGGCTTTCCGACCTCGGCTTTGTATGCTGTCTGCTGGAGACCACGCTGAATGATATCTATATCAAAAGGCATTATCTAGCTTCCTCCTTCACGAAGATTATGTGACCTACGCAGTTCATCAGTTTAAGGTCGGAAGCATAGGTTGTTTTATCTCCTGCCTCACGTACCCCATCAAGGTATACATGACCTGCATATGCTACCTTGGCTGTTACACCGGAGGTAGTAGGTGTGATATCCTCTGCGAGTACACCGACTGCTGTAGCACCTGCAGTTGCAAGAGCCTCATAGCCTGATGCGTCTGATGCGAGGAAAACGAGCTGTCCAGCCTTCAAGGCAGTGCTTCTGCCTCCCGAGGATGGAGCCTTGACTGTCACTGATGTGGTAAGTACATCAGGAGCAAATAGCTTTGCTTCTCTTTTAACAGTTACGTCTGCCATTACTTTCTGGCCTCCTTGACCTGATTCATGATCTGCTGATAGCGAGCCTCGGCAGCGTCAATCGTTGCTGGCGAAATCTGCTGGTCTGCATCAGCAAGCATCTCCAATGCCTTTGCGTTGATTGCCATAGACTGCTTCTCGTCCTCTGCCTTCTTCTCAGGCTCGGACTGCATGTAGTCGAACAACTCGCACTTGAGGGAATTGATGTCCTTCTTTCCCTCGATGGCATTCCTGACGATAGCGTCATGCCCTGCATTGCCGTTAAGCAGTGCTGTCATCTGCATGACTCTCTCCCTCTCTTCCTTGCTCGCTTTCTCTGTGACAGAAGCAAGCAGTTCAGGATTGGCATTAGTGAGGTTGAGGAAAAGCTCCTGCCTCTCTTCTGCCGACATCTTCTCAATGTCCATATCTGCTCCTTCGCTCCCTTCTGCTGTTTCTTCCTTGTCGCTAGCTGAGAGAGAGCTAATAAGTTCCTTGTATGTGATTACCTCGTCGACCATGCCAGCCTCCAATGCATAGCCCGCCTCGACAGTCGCACCTTCACCGAATGTCTCCTCGCACTTCTTCTTCTCGATTCCCCTGCACTTGGAGACGAAGTCGAAGTAGTTGCTTCCGCACTTGTCGATGCGTTTCTGCAATGCCTCTGCAGCTTCCTTGTCGGTCGCAGGGCTTTGGTTCTTCTTCGGTGCGTTGTAGGACCTGAAGATCCTCGAGATGATTCCGTAGTTCTTCCTCATTGCCTCGGGATCTTCTGCAGTGCATTCTGCGTAGGTTCCACAAGAGCCGGTTATTGCGTCAGGCTCTATGCATACCTTGCTTGCAGAGCATGCGATTGCGTATCCTGCAGAGCATCCCATTCCCGAGATGAGGGATACTATCCTCTTCTTGCCACATGCATTCCTTACGTCCTCGCAGAACGAGAGCATTCCAGTAGCCTCGCCGCCTGGGGAGTTGATTAGCATCACGATTGTGTGTATGCCGTCATTGCTTACCAATTCCTCGAGCTCTGTCTTCAACTGCGAGTAAGAGAGGTTCCAGCCGTCAAAGCAGTTGCCGGTAGGTCCGATGATTGGGAGGAGAGCTATCCCCTTGTTGACTGGTACAGTGCCGTTGATTGCCTCTGCAAACAGCCTTGCCTTCTCGGGAGTAAGCCCGTCTATGTATTCCTCATCGATGTAGTAGATTTCATTTGGTCTGAGATTCATCTGTGTCCTCTTCCTTGTCTGCGTCTTCTTCGTCTTCTGTATCGTATGTGTCGTCTTCTTCTTCCATGCTGCCATCAGGGGATGCATCCTGATTCCCTGCATCGGAGATTGCTCCGAGTTGCTCCTGCTCTTTCCTCAGACGCTCCGAGACTTCCTCGAAGTCCATTCCATAGAGCGAGCGTGTAGCGTACTCACGAGTGCATAGCCCTGCATCTATTGCGACCTTGAATGCGTTGACTTCCTTCACTGGGTCTACCTGAGTAGGAGTCGTTCCCGTCCAAGTGCACGCAAGGACAGCACGCTTCTTCATCTCCGAGTCGAAGTAGCCAGGAGCATCCACCAATCCTGCTGTGATGCAGTAGTCGACTACGTGCTGGTAGATTGGGTCTAGGTACTTCGAGATAAACTCGCTTCTGAGCACCTTGTAGAATTTCTCGGAGTCGTTGATTGTCGCGCGGGATGCCGAGAAGCTGGAATTGTAGCTTCCAAGCAGTTCCTCATATGGAATGCCGACAGCTGAGCCGATGATCTCGAGATTGGTTCTGATGGTCTGCGAGAAATCGGTCGAGTTGAGTGCTGTCTCGATGCTATGGAGAGTCTCTCCGTCCTCAAGCTCCACGACTACTCCTGGCCCTAGGTCAAAGAGTGGCCTGTCTGCCGATGGAGCGTTCTCTTCTCCTCCTGCGACTCCGTACTTGAGCTTGTCCTTTAGACTCTCAGTTGCTGGCTGGCTTCCCTTCTGCCTTTCGACTGCTACCGTGAAGATTGTCTGAATGATAGCCTTCGTGAGGTGGAGGTCCTTGAGCTTTACTAGCTGCAGGATATCGTCCCTCAAGGCTGAGAGATAGGGGATGCCTCTTATCTGATTGCTCTCTGCAGAGCATAGCTGTACGAGGTCATAGTCCTTGTGCCCAGTGCGAGGATTGTATCTGCTGACGTAGGTGTAATCGAATGTGTCGTTGCGATTGGCATCGGGAACCATGATGTAGTAACCAAGCTCTTGTCCCTTGCTGTCTAGCTTGACTCCTCCGGTAAGTTCCTTGGTGTCGGATGCTCCTGCAGGATTGCCTACTAGCTTTCCCGAGATGGTCTGGACGTAAGGGTAGACAACTCCGCCTTTCTTCCTGTAGCCAAGATGAAGGAGTATATCGCCGGTGGTAAGAGTCATCTTGAAGTCACGTGTCTGCATCTCCTTGAGGTTGCTCTTGCCTCGCCAGTCGATGCTTGGAGAGCCGGTTATTATCCTGTAGAGCGATTCGACCTGCTTCTGGAATCTCTCCGTCTGCTCGGGAGTCCATCCTAGGATATCCGTCTCAGGAGAAGCCATCGGAACAAGGCCATTGCCGATTACCTTCGTTGTAAGGCGATTGATTATCATCCTGCCAATCGAGGTCTCGTAGTAAAGACCGAGCGAGACGTTCTGTGCCTCGTTCTTGTAAAAGGTGTAGCCTTGGTTTGGATCTGCAGAGAAGTAACGCTGGAAGTTCTGCGTAATCTTGCTCTGTGTAGGAGGTACATATCTATTCGACATTACCACTTCACTCCTATTCGATACGCTCCATGACTGCGACCTTCCAGCCTGTCCTCCAAAAGCGATATCTCTTTTCTCTTGTCCTTTATGAGAGATGCTAGGTACTGGATGTTTGCGTTGGTGACGGACCTTGTGGAATCGCCGTCCTTTGTCTGCCACGACTGGGCAGTCAATGCACGCTTGTAGGCCCTGTTGAGGTCTTCGAGTTCCTGTCGTGCTTCTGCCAAACGCTCTTCTGTAGTCATAGAATCTCCTATATTCCAAGGATATCGGCTCTGAAATACCTTCGGGCAAAGTGTTAGACACGAATAACATATTGTATTATAGTAATTTATGTAGAGACTCTTATACGGAGGGCAAAGTGTCGGACAAAAAGAAGTACATCGTGCATGCCTCAATCAAGGATTCTCCCTTGTACTCCAAGGCGATAGGCTCTAGGACGGAGCTGACAGCCTACTTGAGGCAGATGGGAGTCAAGTTCAGGGACTCAGAGCTTTCTGATATTGGCACTGACTCGGTCTATCTCGATGCTCCTTACGGAATCACTTATGAGATAGAGGAGCAGTTGGAGCATAGACGGTCAATCGTGATAGACAATCGAGAGTATATCCCTCTGTCCGACTACTGCAAGCTGACCGGCGAAAGCTCTAGGGCAGTTCAGTATGCGTACAGGAAGAAGCGAATAAAGGGGCTGACTGTCGGCAAGCGAAACTACATTTACATCTACAAGGGAGACGTGCAGTAAGCAATGAACGTAGGCACAGATGCATTGATTTACAAGGGAAGGGAGTACGTATCAATCAAGGAGTTCGCAGCGAGGATGGGAGTCTCTCGCCAAGCGATAGAGAGAAAGATAAAGAACAATGTCTTGAGGACTACATCGCTAAATGGCTATCGCACGAAGTACCTCGACTACGAGGTGCAGAAGCTGGAGTTCCTGAAAAACCACAAGCGAGAGACGCTCAAGGTGCCCAAGAAGGCTCCTGCGTTGAAGGAGATATCGAACAAGGAGGCTCCCGAGATGAATGCTCCAAGCATCCCCCCGATGCCAGCAGAGGGAATCAACGTCCAGAAGCTGAACCCCAACGACTATCCCGACTGCTGGATTCGAGATCCTTCGGGAGAGCCGGTCAGGAACCCCGTCACGAAACTCCCCGAATTCGACTACGATAGGCTCAAGGATAGGCTTACAGCAGAGAAGTATCAGATGGATATCGACGAGAAGCGAGGCAAGTACATCGCACGGGAGGAACTGACAAGGACAATAGCCTCCATTGCGACAATCATAAATGCTGGTCTCAACGCTATCCCGAACCGTTACGGAGCCATCCTCATCGCCAAGGCCGAGGGGATCACGGGACACGAGTTCACTCCTGACGAGAGAGCCTCCATGAGGAGCGTCCTGAAGAAGGAAGCAGGAGCGATAATGAATTCGGTTCGCACGGAGATAGCGAAGATGGCTGACTCGGACGAGGAGGAGACAGAAGAGGAGAGCACGGAGGCTTTGAAAGAAGATGAGGCATGATGATGACTTTGAATGGCTGAGGGATACGTTCTATCTTTGCATGAAGCCGAAGGAATTGATGCCAATCGATGAATGGGTAGACAAGGGGAACATCATGCTTCCCTCCAATACTGCAGAGCCTGGAATATACTCGCTGGAGAGGACTCCGTATCAGAGGCAGATACTCAAGGCCCTTTCTCCTGATGACCCAACGCAGGTTGTCATTATCTGCTTCGGGTCGCAGTTGGGAAAGACTACGATGGAGCTATGCACGATGAATCATGCGATCATCGAGAACCCTTCGCCTATAGCCTTTGCTTTCTCGGACGATGGCAACCTCAAGAATTTCGTAAAGAACAAGTTTGACCCCATGCTCAATGCCAATCTTGCGATAAAGAACCTCCTTCGCTCGGAGGGAAGAAGCTCTGCCGACTCCCTATCCTCAAAGCAGTTCCCTGGAGGATTCCTTAAGTTCCTCTCGGGAAAGTCCGAATCCTCTATGCGTTCCGATTCCGTAAGGCTTATTATCGCCGATGAGGTTGACGGAATGGGCACTACAAAGGGGGGAGATGTCCTTTCTCTCCTTATGAAGCGTACTACTACATATGGAGACAATAGGAAGATATGCATGTCATCGACTCCTCTCAATGACGGGGTAATCTATGGATACCTTGAGGATTCGACATACAACAAGTACTTCGTCAAATGCCCTGAATGCCACAGCGATATGCTATTTGAACTGGACAATTTCAGGTGGTCAATAGAAGGCTCTGACATAACGGACGCTTGGATGGAATGCCCGACATGCGGAAGGAAGATACACAACGAGGAGAAGCTGACGCTGATGGACCCCAGCAATGGTGCTAGGTGGATACCCACCAATCCAAAGGCTTCAAGGCTCAAGCAGGGATTCTATCTTCCTACCTTCTACGCCCCAGTAGGCTGGACAAGCTGGAAGGACATCGCAGAGGAGTACTATCAGGCAGGATTCACGGAGAAGGGACTCAATGCCGACAAGATGACAGCCTTCTACAACACTATCCTCGCTCTCCCCTTCAGGCAGGGAGGCACAGCCAACGATTGGCGAATCAAGTACGAGGAAGCCCTGAAAAGCCCGTACAAGAGAGGAGACGTGCCCAATTGGGTAAACTTCATCACGACAGGCTCAGACGTGCAGGGAAACCGCATAGAGACGAAGATTGTTGGATGGGGAAAACGTGGAAGGAACATCACGATAGACTACAAGGTGTTCCTAGTTCCCAATGATGAGGAAATAACAATCATGAATGGCGAGGCTTGGAGAAAGTACAGGGAAGAGATCATCAACGGGATATGGGAACGTGAGGACGGCCTCAAGCTGATATCAATCGCAAATGCCATAGACTCGTCCTACAAGCCCGACACGGTCTATGGCTTCTACCTAGGGCTGGAACCCGAGGAAATCAATCGATTCTTCCCGATAAAGGGAGATGACAGGATGACGGGATACATGTCCACACAGAGGGAGGTCAAGACAGCAGGGCTCTCAGGTGCTCGCTATTGGAAGTGCCCTGTTTCAGCGATAAAGCATGCTGTCTTCAATCACCTTGAGGAGAAGGACAACGAGGCACATAACCGTGCTTACATAGCCTTCTTCCCCTCCGACTTCAATCAGGAGTTCTTCATGCAGATTTACTCCGAGGCCTACGTCAAGGATGGCTCACGCTATGTTTGGCGAAAGACAAGAGACAGGAACGAAGGACTCGACACGCTTGTCTATAACTATGCTATGTTCCACCTTATGGGGCTCGGACAGCTTACGGACGAGGACTGGGAAGACGTGGCAGAAGGCCAGCAGGAGATACTACGCAACACCGATACGGTCAAGCAAAAACACGTGCAACGAAATAGAAGAAGAGTATCCGAGGGAATCAGGATTTGAGTATTTATATCTAGACAATTTTGGGCTTCAATTCCGGCACAGTTTTTTTTAACATTATGATATTTCATGATACGTTAGTGAACGTTAAGTATTAATTCGTTACGTAATGACACGAACAATCCTATGCGTTGTAATACTTTATGATACGTTGTATATGTTCTATGATACACCCTTACTTAATAAAACATTGTGAAGAAAAGATTATCCTATTGAAAATAGTAAAAAAGTATCTTATTATGCAATAAGGAATTAATTTACACGGTTTTGGGCAACAACTCCGTTGGGCATCAATTTGCATTCAACGGAGCCGAGTTTTTTGTAGGGAGTCTAGGATGTACAAGAGCGAAAATTACTACACGCTGGTCAAGAGAAAGAGAAAAGGCAAGAACGTTTACTCCTATTACTGCTATACCCCCGAGGGCAAGAGGGTAATGCGAGGGACGGGGGCAAAGACAAGGTCTGAGGCAGTCGATATCATCAACAAGAGAATCGCCGAAGGGAAGCTGGTCTTTCCCGATGGTATGGCAATAAGGCCCAACTCAACGAAGCCTGGGGCAATGACATTCAAGGAGTACTTCAAGGACTTCTTCGACTATGACAATTGCCCATTGATAGCAGAGCAGGCAGCAAGAGGGAAGAAGCTAGGCAAGAGCACGACAATGAACAGGAGATGCATACTCACGAAGAGGCTCATGCCGGTATTCGGGGAGTATAGGCTATTCGAGATCACTCCTTACATGATTGACGATTGGATGATAGCGGAGGCAAAGGAGAAGACTCGCAAGAATTCGACAATCAACATGTCCCTCGCCACATTGAGGATAATGCTTGACTATGCTGTCAGGAGAGGAGACCTGAAGACGAACCCAGCAGACTCCATAAAGCCCCTTGGGGGGACAAAATCAGCAAGGAGAGCATTCACGGATAATGAGATTAGGGTGCTCTTTACTACACCTTGGAGCAATCAGCTAGTAAGGCTTGCTTGCATGCTCTCTGCCGTAACTGGCATGAGAATTGGCGAGGTTCGTGCACTGAGGCCAGAGCAGATAAAGGACGGGTATATAGTCGTCAACGCATCCTACAATGAGCAGGATCTGCTGAAGGGCACCAAAACAGGTAAGCCAAGGGAAGTGCCTATCCCGAAGAGACTGCAAGATATCCTCCTAGGGATAGGGACAAAGGGAGGTTTTATCTTCGCAGGGAGAGGCAATAGCCCTATATCTGTGTCTACGATAAACGATGCGTTGGAGAAACAGCTCGAGAAGTGTGGAATCCCCAAGGAAGGACTATGTTTCCATTCCTTCAGGCACTATGCAAATACCAAGCTGGTAGCATCTAACATCAACGCAGAGAAGATAAGAGCCTCAATAGGGCACTCGTCCGAGGCTATGACTGAGCACTACCTTCACTTGGAGGCCAAGGACATGCAGGAGATTACGGGCGTTCAAAATGCCATATTGGACAGCATGGAAGAAGGTTGAAGGCTTTTTAACACTGTACGCCTCTGCTATTGTCACCAATATAAATTATGCACCAGTATATAATTATTTTCTTATTTTGATTAAAAAATATTGTAATTTTAATCATTATATGCTATAATGAATTATCAAAGAAAAAGGAGGTGCATAGGGTGTGAAAAAAGAAAAAAAGCAGCGAAATCCGAGAGTGGATAAACACTGCAATTTCCGTAGGAACCTTGATAGTAGCTATAATTGCTCTATTCAAGTAGTACTCTAGGGGAGATTCGCCTCTCCCCTATACAATAATTTAATTTGCTTAATAGGGAGATGTCAATGAATAAACACGATTTACACGCATGGATTAACACAGCATTACAGGTTGCTACCCTGATAATTCTTATTGTTGCTGTTCTTTAAGGAGGATATCATGGAAGGGCCTAGGAAAGATGGAAGAGGGGGCAAGCGTGAAGGTTCGGGAAGACCTAAAGGCACTACCAGAGGAATTAACCACCCCTATAAGAATGTAACTCTTGCTTTTGAGGAATCAGACCTTGAAGAGATGAGAAAAAGAGCAAAGGAAAGCGGCAAATCTTTCAGTAGGTTCCTGAGAGATAAAGCCCTAAATGTATAATGATTTAATGGGAATCACAGCTCCTAGATAGCATGGAAAGCCAGTGTTGACACATGCCAACTTTATTGACAATATGGAGATATACCTCCTTATTTCTTAGGATAATGCTATCTGTAGCGAGGCCGATGTCTATTTCCCGTGCATCGGCCTTTTTCTATGCCTTCTTGCCCGGCAGCGTCCTCTCGCTTGACTCTACAATAACGGATATAACATCCAAAAGGCGATCGTCCCTCATGCAGGCTCGGACAAGGGCCTTCAGGCGGTCGTCATTCTCTACAGCAAGGGCCTCGGGAGATAGAGATACTTCCTCATGCGCCCCCGCTTTCCTGCCTAATAAAACATCAGGTGTAGTATTGAGTGCTTCTGCAATCTGATTTATTGCATATCCTTTAGGGAATCTGCACCTCGAACGCATGTCCTTCATAGTCAGATAGTTAATACCTGACTTATCTGCTAACTCTTTAAGGGTCATGCTTCCCCTCATATCATCTACTCTATTCCAAAAGTTTAACGCGAACTCTGCCATACTTAGATTTTATATTTTCACTACTCTTTTACAACATAAACTTCAACAAAGTTGTTGACAGTAGTGTTTCATGTGTGTAGAATGCTTCTTAGGTAGTGAAATAACTACCTGAGAGGATGTATGGAGCAGAAATATAACTATGTCAGAACACACCTAACCGCTTCTGACAGAAAAGACCTAAAGCGTATAGCAAGAAGCAAGGGCTACACCATGCCAGGGTACATCACAAAAATCTGCAAAGAA